TTTTGTTGGGTGCTAACTACGAAAGCTATTTATTATTAGCAGCTGGTGTATTATGTTTATCTTTAGTATTAATTTCTAAAACTAAAAGAGATGAAGTCACAAATTAAAAATGCGGTTAACACCTATTTTCCGCACCGTCCGAACGTAGTTTATTTAAGCCGCAAGTGGAAAACAAAGATTTGCCCTGAAGACAAAGGTGGATCGTTCAACGAAAAGCTATATTTAGATTATTTAGATGCAATATTAAACTATACAAAATGAATTGGGGAAATAAAGTAAAAAGAACGAAACGAGTAAACGTTTCTTTCGAGTGGACTAATAAAGGCGATTTAATAGCGATTTTAAGCGATTTAAAAGAGTTTCTTGCTTCAGGAATAGAAACGTACCACAATCAAAAGAAAAGCGTTGAGATGGCAAATAAATGGCACGAAGTAGAATTTAGCCAAAACTTCGTTGATAAAGTACACGAACAATCGGAACGAGAAATAAACGGAGAATTAAAGTTAGTAATCAAAAGTAATTTTTAATGGTAGAAGAAGCAAAGATGGCACTACTATTATTTATAGTAGGTTTTTTAGCAATAGGAATAGGGTTAATAAATAAATACCTAAACAAATGAAATCCGAAATAACGTTAAAAGAATTGTACATAAGTCGTACGCCTTTTTCTATAATTGAATCGGAAGAAATAGGTGGGCGGGTTTACTCGATAGTAATGAGATACAACGGTATTAAATCCTTTGAGATACAAAAAGACGAAATAAACTATTTCTTTACGATTAAGAAGCACGCTAAAAAAATAGAGTTTGGATATAGCGGAAACGTTTACGAGTTCTTCGACTTTAAAAACAAGTTAGGAATAGTTACACGACATCAGTTTGTTGAAGCATTAGGTAGAGGAAGATGAAAAGACGAAGGATTAATTTAACACGTTACCACTACCAACCGTTAACGGTACGTAACAACAGAGTATTTCAATACTGGAAAAGAAAAGTTTTAAAAAAATGGATAAATAATGAATTTGATTAAAAAATAATTTGTATATTTGTACACGGTTCGGCTTCACACTATAGAACCTAAAGAAGTTATTAAAACCTTTTAATGAATTTGGAAGTGAAGCCCCAAAGGATTTAAGAGGTTTTTTTTATGCTTAAAAATTGATATTATGAAAAACATTTACTACTTAATAGAAATTACAAAACATCATTCTAAAACAAATAATATGAATTGGTATGCAGCAGTTTATTCTAATGGTTTAGATTTAATTGATAAAGAATACGCAGTTGGCGAAGCAATACCTACAATTATTTTATCATGAATAGTTACGAATTAAGTAGAAAGTGGTTCGACTGGTGCTATGAAAACCCCGAAAAAATATCTCCTAATCATTCAGCACTTTATTTTTTTATAATTGAACATTGCAATCGTTTAGGATGGAAACAAAAATTTGGCTTACCAACAACAATGGCAAAAGAAGCAATAGGAATTAGAAGTTATAATACTTACATAACCACTTTAAATAATTTAGTTGAATTTGGCTTTATTGAACTTATTGAAAAAAGCAAAAACCAGTATTCAAGTAATATAATTGCCCTATCAAATTTTGATAAAGCACATGATAAAGCACTTGATAAAGCGTTAATAAAGCACACGACAAAGCAACTTCAAAGCATTGATAGTATAAATAAACAAGAAACAAAGAACAATAAACATATACCTGAATTTAATGAATTTTTAGAATATGCAATTTCACAAGTGCCAAACGTAAACAAAGAAGATGTTAGACTAAAATACGAAAGTTGGAAAGTGAACGAATGGAAAGACGGTAACGACAAAAAAATTATGAATTGGAAAACAAAATTAAATAATACTTTGCCTTACATTCGTAAAGACGAATTCAAAACTTATACACCTAACATAATACACGAATAAAATGTATAAAAGACTAAGTGACCTACAAACGGAATTACACAATATAAGGCACGAAAAGAACGTACGCGGTAATTCAATAGGCTGGACTTTCGACCAAATACCCTACACGGTAAAAGAAGGATGTACAACTTATATAGGAGCAGCGCCCGCCAGCGGTAAAACGGAAATATGGTTCGAGTTTCTAATTAATTTAAGTTGCTTACACGGTTGGAAACACGTAATATTTTCCCCTGAAACGGGTAACGCTGCGGAAATTTACGCGGAATTATGCTATAAATATATCGGTAAACCGTACACAATAGGCGAAAATAACATGACACAAGGCGAACAAGTGGCTGCGGAAATGTTTGTTAACGATCATTTTATAGTAATTGACCCTATTGATGAAGATTTAACGCTTGAAAACTTCTATAAATTAGTAGATGAAATTGAACGTACGCAAGAAATAACAATTAACACAACTACGATTGACCCTTGGAACGAACTTACTGAAGAATATATACATTCGGACTTAGGACGCGAGGACAAATATTTAAGTAGAATTTTAGGGATGGCACGTAAAAACGCCCGAAAGACGAAAAGACACAATTGCATTATAAACCACGTACGTGATCAAGCACCCGTAACACAAAACGGACATACATTTTACCCTATGCCAACGGCGCGCGACTTTGCGGGCGGTCAAGTATGGTTTAGAAAAGGTTTAACGGTTTTAATTCCGTGGCGACCACCCGCTGGAGTAATGGATGCCGAAGGTAATGTATATGAAGAAAACGAAGTACACTTAAAAGTGGCTAAAAGCAAGCCTAAAGGCGTTTCAAAAAACGGTACTTACAAAATGTATTTAGACGTTGAAAAATATCAATACTATATAAAAGACATTGTAGGAAATAAAATTTACGCTATGCGACAAAAACACGAATTAAGACCCGTTTCAAATAGTTTTCCGGTACGTAAGCCTGATATTGTAAACGGAAAAGAATTACTTTCGTTTAGTGAAAGAATGAAGCAAGGAGCGTTTAAAGAATTAGAACCAAGAATAAATAAAGACGGCAACCCCGAAATGCCATTTTGATTATCAGGTCTTGGCGGGATAAAGCGGGATAATTTGAACGTCGATTGAATAAACATAAAATAAAAGTATGTCGAAAAAACACGAAAAAATAAAGATATGAGCATTGAAATGATAAAAAGAAAAACGGGTTTATGGACGGTTTATTTAAAGATTCAAAACTCTTTAGATAACATCAAAGAAAAACACGGACACAGAAAAGATTTAATTGATTCAATGGAAAAAAGCCTAACTGAAGTAGGTGAAGCGGTGCAATATTTAAACCACGTAGATAAAATGCTGATGGCTACAAATAGACGAAACCACGAATTAGAACTTGAAAACATAAAGCTAAAACAAGAAAATAAGAGTTTGAATAAGCATTTAGAAATGTTAATAAGCGGTGAAATATGAAGCCAAGAAAATGTAAGTACTGTAAACAACCCTTTGAGCCGTCCGTGTTTTTGCAAAAAAATTGCTTCGACCCTAATTGTGTAACTGAATGGATAAACGATGTAAAACAAAAGAACTGGCAAAAGAAAAAAGCGAAGTTAAAATTAGACTTAATGACCGTTCAGGATTACATAAAATTAGCTCAACAAGTATTTAATAAATACATTCGTTTACGTGATGCCGGGAACGTTTGTATTTCGTGTCAAAAAAAGCCATTAAAAGAGAACGCTGGACATTTCTACAATGCTAATAATCATTGGTCGGTACGTTTTAATGAAATGAACGTGCATTTACAATGTGAACACTGTAATACATTTCTTTCGGGTAACTTAATTTACTACCGTGAAAACCTATTAAAGAAAATAGGAATAGAAGAGTTTGAGAATTTAAGTGCTGAAGCTACAAAAACACGAAAGTACACGATCGAGGAACTAAAAGAAATTATAGCAACTTATAAAAAAAAATGTAAGGAATTAGAATTATATTAATAATTTATATTACTTTTGACAAACATAAAACAAATAAGTATGAAAATTAAAGTAAAATGGATTTACCCAACTAAGGTAAAAAACAAGTACGGTTACGTTTATAATTATTTTTACGTTCGTAGAAATAGGCAGTATCTTTATTCAAGTCAAAGGTTAGAAGATGCGCAAGACTTTGTAATTAGATATGCTGAAAAGAATAACATTAAAAACATTTACAAATGATTACGGGATTTGAAGAACACACCAGCGAATTAACAGCTGAAGAAATGGAAATA